ATCAAAGCCAACATAAACAGACTTTCCAATTATATCAATCGGAAACTCCTTTCTTTCGCAGGCTTTCCATTTTGCCATGTTCATATAGCCGTTTTCTTTTTGCTGTACCCAAATGTTCATCATTTTTGTTAAAAATGCAATCATTTTCTCCGGTACAATCTTAGCGATCTCATAATCGCCTCTGATTTTTTCGCGGCCTTCTTTGTAGGTCATTCGGATAGGATTTGCTTTATACCAGTTTTTTTCGTTGTTGATATCATCTTCTGCATCCAGTTCCATAATATCTATCAAATATTCATCGTTCGTGATATCAATGTCCGGATTCAGTACCTTTCCACAATAGTCATATTCCTGTGTATAGCAGGGGTATGTTAGATCCATACCGGCAGTTGTGATAATCATCAATAACGGCTCTTTTGTGTTGGATCCAAGTGCAAGGTCAAGAAAATCTGTCGTTTTATGCTGGTGATATTCATCAATGATCAGTCCGGCCGGATTACTTCCATCTCCTTCTTTTCCATCCTGCTTTGATAACGTTTTAATAAAACTGCCTGTTTTTATATGGGTAATGGCTATATTGGTGATTTTAAATTTTTTCTTTAGTGGGGAATTATTCAGCATTAATTTTGCTTCATCAAAAACAACTTTCGACTGGTCTCGTTTTACTCCCGCTGTATAATATTCATAGACTTCGCCATTCTTAGTGGCCTGAACCGAAATTTCATATAAGGCTACCCCTGCTTCTTCCTGGGACTTTGCATTTTTTCTGGCCACTTCGACAAAACTCTTTTTAAATCTCTTATAACCATTTTCTTTTCTTCTCCAGCCGTAGAGCTGACATAGATGAAACTGTTGCCAGGCTGTAAGTTCTATCGGCTTTCCTGCGAGAACGCCTTTTGAATGTCTCAAACACCGAAACCATTTTATGATTTTCTGTGCTTCTTCTTCGTCCCAGTAGAAAGAGCAATCTTTATTTTCTGACCGCTCCACATCCTGCAGGAATCTCATGCACGCCCATATATGCTTTTTCCCTGAGATTATTTTGCCGCTTATACAATCCCTTGCATATCTGATCAGGCGGGTCTTTACCGTCAAATGTCACCAAACTCCTCTTTAATGTCATTATCAATCCCCTCTCTGGCAATCGTTGCGGCTTTCAGCCTGGAGTCAATCGTTAATCCACACATAGCAGCAAATTTTCTCATTTCTTCTGAATACTGTTTTTGCACATCCAACAACGGATTTTTTATTAAAAAACTTCCCCTTTCGGTATGTTTTTCGATAACTTTATCCTTATTTTTCAGTTCTTTTGTCACAGAAATATAGGACGAAAAGGCATTACAATAGCATCCAAGATTATTGACATCCAGATTTCCAATCACATCAATCTGCATTTTTTCGAATTCAGAAACGAGCCTCTTAAATTCATTTTTTGCTTTTGCATCAATCAGCCAGGATGGCGGTTTTTCCAACATTTCCTTGCCAGTTGTTATCATTGCTTCTTCCTGCTTTTTGTTCTCCTGCTGCTCAACTGTCAGGTTCCCTTTTTGCATTCCTAGTGGTTTTCTATTTTTTGCCATTTTCTCCCTCCTTCCTGTTTTTGAAATTTTTATTTAGAATTTTGTGAGAAGAAGAGAGGGGCATGCGGTCTGTAGGGGTTTGTAAAACTTTTACATATCCCCTACCCCATTTGCAATCCATTTCTTCTCAAATTCTTTTAGACATACACGAAGCTCTCTTTTTACCAAATTTTCATCCTCTTTCTTCATCCTGGCATGTATTTCTGCGTGGCTTTTGTTCGACAGAGGGATGAGATCGGATACATCAAGCCTTTTGTTCCAATCCTGGCTAATCGGTACAATATGATGGACCATATCAGACGGTATTACGTGTCCCGTCTTGCAGAAAGCATAGACATCAATATACATATACTTAGCTCGAACAGTATCACTCGTCATCTGCCAAGCTCTAGAATGATAGAACTCTGCATTCTTTTTATTTCTTCTGTATCTATCATAGTCCTTGTTGCGTTCCTTCTTCTGTGCCTTACGGTACTGTACCAGGCAAGGGCAGGTTGTCCCTTCCAAAATTCTTTTATGGCATCGTGGACATCGCTTGTATATTGGCATTGTTCTCTCCTTTTTCTAGCAAAAGAAAAAACCATATCGATGTATACCGATATGGTTTTCTCTAGCTACACTTATTTTATACAAAAGGAGGCATCCATCCTATGGAAACCACAAGGCACCATCTACCTTGCTCGAGTATAACTATATCCTATTTTTTTGTGACAATGTGGACAAAACGGACATTTTTATATTTTTTTGAGAAATCTTTCAAATTCTTTTCTGACACCTTCTTCTGTTGTATTATGTAGTTTTGATGATATCTGTCTCCAGGTTAAGCCCTCTAAGTATTTATATCTGATTATTCGCTGCATCCGTGGGGTCGCACGATTAATGATCACTTGCACCTGCTGTTTGATTTCTTCCGCTTTTCTTTTTCTTTCTTCCAGGACTACGTATTCAGAATCAATTTTCTTTTCAATCACTGTTTTGTCCGGTCTTCCGGAGATAGAAAAATTTTGTTCTGTATAGGGGAATTCTCTCATGCTTCCTTTTACTTTATCATATACAACTATTCTTTTTTCTGACTCTAATTTTTTTATGTCCTTCTCTGTTTCCTTTATTAGTTCGCAAGCATCTGTATATTCGCTCAGCAGTTGTTTCGCATTCATATCTCATCGCCCCTTTTTTTGTCATAAAACCGTTATTTTGTATATTACTATTATATCAAATACTCTTCTTTTTCTCTATGTGTTTTCCCATCTTGTGTAAATATTGTCTCTTTTTATACAGAATCGTTTCTGCCTGATCACAAAAGCTATCCTCTTTTACTTTTTCTGCTCTCTTTGTGCAGAAGCCATTTTTAAAGCGATGATCACAATCCTTGCAATAGCACTGTGCAACTGGTGGCTTGTCAAAGCGATGCTTGCATTTATATTTGAGTATCAGATTCTGAATGCCAAGAGAAGTAACATAGATTGTATTGCCTACAACTCCTATAATCAGTATCCAGAATACACATTCTCCAATTGTTTCATATAACATTTCATACTCCTTTTTCTAGTTTGACATATCTGCTATTTTGTCAACTACTTTTAAAATTATTTCTTCTTATATATAGTTACGTTTTATTTGTGTTCCACTTTTACATACCCTTTTTATGTCAATGTCAATACATAATATCAAACGCTGCCATAGTCTCATCTATATAATCCTGCTCTACTCCGATGTATCTTAGAGTTATATGTATGTCTGAGTGGTTATATATCTTCATCAACATGACAGCGTCTTTTGTCTTTTGATAAACATGATATCCAAATGTCTTTCTCATTGTATGAGTTCCGACATGTTCTACACCAAACTTCTGTGCTGCATCTTTTATGATATTATAAGCCTGTTGCCTGGATATCGGTTTATTCTCTCCCTGTCTTGATTTAAAGAGATATTCGTAATCCGGTTTATCCCGGATATACTGTTCTATTGCTTTCTGTAGCCTTTTATTTACAATGAATTTTCTTTCTTTTCCCGTTTTCTTTTCCCTTAGTCCGATGCTCCTTTTGTTTTTTACATCTCTGACGCGGAATCTTAGGATATCACTGATCCGGAAAGCTGTGTAAACACCAAACATCCACATCAGGTAGTCTCTTTCGTTTTTCGCTTTTAGATAGTCTGCAATATCCTGTACAGTCCCTTCGTCTCTAATCGGTTCAACGGTATTCATTATTCAATTCCTTTCAGTGTCAGAGTCTGACACGTATTTTTCTAGTTCTCTCCGAATGCTTTCAGCAAACATTGTGCAATATCCATGTTCCATCCTCCTTAATAATCCTTATAAATCCTTTCTCCGTTGCGCCCCTTATACAGCTTTTTCAGTGCTCGTCCTAAACCGTTGTTTAGTCTATTATCTACCTCTTGCTGTGCTAGGCCATCTCCGTCAGTCATTATTTGAATCCATTCTCCTGACGTATCAATCAACGCAAGTATTTCTTTTTCTGTGAGATAAATACTTCTTCCCATATTCTCGCCTCACTTGTTAAGTCTGTAAAATACAAATCCTGTATAAATTAATGCTGCTATAATTACTATTGCTTCTGTTATACTCATTCTTGCTCCAATCCAAGTTGTCTAAGCATCTCTCTTTTAAAAGTGCTAAAACGGCAGATTATTGTACCTTCCATTTTTACTTTGCACCAACTGCACTTTCTGCAACTATACATTCCTTCTGAGAAGTAGCATTTCTTGAAATCTTCTTCCATTTTCTCAGATACATGCAATCTAATTTCTACATGTGGTGCAGGAAAAATTTTAATTGTTTTTGCTTTCTTCATTTAATCGTCCCTTACTTTATTCCTCCAATACGCTTCTATTTCAGCATCTTCTGTTTTTTCCTGTCTCTTTGCTAAAATCACTGCAAAGCATATTGTTGCAGTAATTCCAATCCCTATACCAATCAGAATCATTAACAGTGCCCATTTAATCAAACCAGTAGTCATATATACCAATCTCCTTTTTTCTTTTTTTCTTTTTGGATTTATGTTGGGAAAACCAAAATTCATTGCCATTCCAGCCGAACGTGCATTTTAAGGATTCTGCTATCTTTGTGACGTTCTTAATGGTTGGAATCGTTTTCCCCATTTCATATTTACTTATTGTCGAAACATTAATACCCGTTTTTTCCGAAAGTGCTTTTTGTGAGTAACCTCTCATCACCCTTGCATCTCTCAAATTATCAGCAAAATTACTTTCTTGTTGGTTTGACATTTCCCAGAGGGGATAAAAGAAAAAATCTTTTTTATCCCAGCCAAAGCCACATTTTAAGGCATTTGCCACTTCAACAGCCTTTTTTACTGTGATATTCACTTGTTCATCCTCGTATTTTTTTATTCCCTCTGCTCTTATTTCTATTTGCCTGGCAAGATCTGTTCTCGAGCATCCCTTTAATTCTCTTATCTCCTGCAAGGCTTTTCCAAATGTTTTTCCCATTTTCCTCCTTTCTCCTCCGGAAATCCGGAGGAATCAATGGCATATAGCTCCGTGTTCATATCTGGAACCGTTAACAAGTTGCTATGTAAGTATAAAAATCCTCTAAAGAGGTGTGTCCAGCTTATTTCAAGATAACATTATCTATATTTCCGATAACAATCGTTGACTTACCTGTTGCGTCAGTCTTAACTTCGAAATCAGCTCGTTTATTATATGTTTCCATCGGAATTGAGATTTCAATTCCACTGTCAGTTATTAAAACCTGTTTTTCTAACTTCTTTACAGTGTTCTCATTGACAACGGTAAAATTATCGTACTGCAGGTCATACTGTTCTACCTTTTCATCGAATTCTGCTTTCTTTTCTGGGCTTTTTCCAAAGAGTTTGTTTCCAATTTCTTCGACATCAAAAGATTGCCGATCCACATATTCTTTTTGCAAGGCACTTTTCGTATCCATTTTTGTTTTTAGATCTGCCCCATCATATTTATTGGAGATATTATTAATAACTCGTGTCAGAATGTTCAACTTTTTTTGGGGTGAAAAACTTGTATGGCAGACAAGAAAATTTTCAGACAAATAATAAACTTTCTCACCATTTACCTCATATCTTTTTTCTAACAGCTTTATGCTGTGGTCAGACAAATTAATAATTGCCGCTTCTGGTACCCTTGAAGTTGCCGAAATGAGTGAGCGACCTCTCAAGAGTCCCACATATGTATAATCACCTTTGCAAATGCTATCATGATTATAATTTCTCTTGTAATTCATCTTTAATAACGCAAGATAAATAGTTCCTTCTATCTGGAAAGTTACAAATAATAAATCCGCTGCCGGAATATCAAGCCCTTCCCCCATAGCAGCATAAAGTTTATTTGCAATCGTCTGGCTCGTTTCAATGAAAGACGCATCGTTTGATTCATCCCACGATTCCAAGATAGCGTAGATCGGAGAAAATTCCGAATCAAATACGCAATTCTTTGTATCATCGCTGGAAACAATCTTGTAAATATGATTGCGAATAAAATCATGCATCTCTGGACCTGGATTCAATAACGCACTCGACAGAATACAGTCTCCACGGTCAGTATCCAAGATATGTAAAATAGCTTTTCTTATCACGATATCATCTCTTGTTATCATAAGCTCCCCTTTCTGATAGCTAGCGTCAAACATGGCGACCAGCAAGTCTTTGCTCTAATTCTACAAAATCATAGTCTCGCTGTTCAAAATTATGAAATCCATTTCTATTTTCCTGATTAACAGACTGCTTCTGATTTTGATTGTTATTACGTTCCCAGGTTCGTACACTGGCTTTCCAATCTTTCATTTTGTTTCGGCCAACCATCCAGCCTTTACTGCTGTAGAATGCAACGAATCTCTCTGGGTCTACAGTATTGCCGCGCTCTTGACAGTATTCCCGAACCTGATCAACAGTTGGCGGTACAAATCGTTTTGATTTTTGTGATATACCTTCAGGTATATCCTTTTTAGTCTTTGTCTCTGTCTTATATCTTATTATGTCAGCCGTTTGTACTTCTTCTGTACTTCTTCTGTACTGCGTTTGTACTGCGTTTGTACCTGCTTTCGTATTGTACAAAATACTGTATTTTGTAGATTGTCCTCTTTTTTTCGAAGTGACAAAATCTATCAGTTCATACTGCTTCAGCTCATTTCTAGCATTGATCAAAGCTTTTTCTCCGATATTCATCAAGCCGCAAAGGCTATTGTTTGTGCGAAAGAACCATTCGTCCCAGAAACATCTGTTATTAATCATCAACAGCGTATGAAATAATAACTGTGCGTTTCCTGAAACCCGGTATCCCTCACAAAAAACAAAAAACTCCTTTAGTATATCCAAATATGTCATAAGCTTCCTTTCCTCCGCCCTCTTTAGGACGCAATATTTGATTTTTAGATGTGTTCATGAGGCTGAAATGCTTCAGCGTGCATCTCAGCCTCTTTTTCAATGATTGCATTGTATCGTTCAATATGTTCATCCGGAGTAATAGCACCTTCCATCAGTTCGTCTTCTAATTTGGAAAGTTCCGTCTGAATATACTCGTCAAACTCCTGACGGCTTATCTCGCCGTCTATAAATTTATTATGTAATATTCTTAGCTCGTGATTCATTGTTCATCCGTTCCTTCGTCCGCTGCATAACTCTCTTCGTATGTTCCGCAATCTCCTTGCACTTTTCTTTGTATCTACCATAAGCATCTTTCTTTTTACACGGCTGTCCTCCAGCACAACGGTCTCTCTCCATACAAATCTCACAAGGATCCCTCATTATTTATACCTCCTTATATTCTGGCAATCTCATCCATGCAACATTTTTTTTTGCACCCATCATTCTTTGACTGCTAGTAGCTATTGTATGGATGCCCCCTTTTTTATCGATGACAGCAATTCTCCAGATATTCTCGTCCGAAGTTCGGAATCCCTCATATGTTTTTATATTGCCGTCAAAAAAAACATCTGTTGCTACCAACACAGGCACAAATGGGAACGGGACAATATTATCCGAAAGCTTGTACCACTGTCCCGGTATACCATCAATCTCTGTCAAAGAATTTATTGTAGAATCTCCTGTAATTTCTACAGTTCTTTCTTTTATCTCTTCTCTTTGTTCCTGAATTGGTTCTTCCTGCTTA